ACTGATGAAGATCTTAAGAAGAAAGACCCTATTATTTACAACGACACGGATTCATCATATGCCTCGATTGAGTTACTTATCAAACATTTAGGACTTACCTTTAAAAATGAAAAAGGAGAAGTACATGAGGACATTTATAAACTTGAAGATGAGTTGGTTGAATACCTGAATAAGGAAATTCTTATATGGGGTAAGAAAACGTTCAATAGTAAGGATTGTAGGTTTATATTCAAACGGGAGTGTATTGGTGAAGTTGGGGTATTCTTACAGAAAAAACGTTACGTTCTAAACATTCTTGATGACGAAGGTGCAAAGGTTAATAAAACGAAATATACTGGGGTAGAAGTTGTTAGAACAACCTTGCCTAACTCGTTGAAACCGTATATGAAAAACGTTATCGAGATTATGCTTAGAACTCAAGACTATGCTCAAACTAACGAAGCTATGAAGGTGGTATATGATAAGTTTAAGGAACTAAGTATATCAGAAATTGCATCTGTTATGGGTATCAAAGGTTATGAAAAGTATGCTGCTCAATGTAACGGAATGAGCGTTGTTAAAGGTATGCCTATACACTGTAAAGCTTCATATTATTATAACCAACTTCTTAAGGCTAATAAACTTGGTAAGAAGTATGAAGCAATTGGTTCGGGTGATAAGGTTAGGTTCTTTTATGTTAAAAAACCTAACAAATACAATATTGATAGTATAGCTTTTAAGTACGAATGGCCTGAAGAGTTTGATAAGTTCTTTAAACCTGATTATGATAAAATTTTTGAGAAGCTTATCTTTCAGCCTATTGAACGTTTCTATAATGCTGTTAGTTGGAAATGTTACTTACCCAATCAAGCAGTGCAATGTGACTTGTTTAGTTTATTAGGAGAATAAAATATGAGAAAAGGAATTATATTAGCAGGCGGTAAAGGTAGTAGACTTTACCCATTAACATACGGAACTACGAAAGCGCTTTTACCAGTGTATGATAAACCGCTTATTCATTATCCTATTTCTACGTTGATACAATTTGGAATAAAAGAGATACTTATTATTGCATCAAGTATTGAATATTGTGAAGCGTTTGGTAGAGCAGTAAAGGATATTAAAGGAGTTAAATTTGAATTTACTGTTCAGTATGACGCAGTAGGTATAACTGACGCTTTTTTAGTTGGTGAAAAATTTATTGATAAACAACATGTTAGTCTTATACTTGGTGATAATATTTTTGACGGTAAATTTCCGCCTTTAGTTTCTGCAAATTCGGTATACGGGGTTAAAGTAGATAACCCTAAAGCTTATGGGGTTATAGATTTTGATAAAACCGGAAATCATATAGTTGGTATAATTGAAAAACCTGAAACACCACCTTCTAGTTATGCAGTACCAGGGTTATATCATTTTGATAAAACCGTAGTTGAAAAAGCTAAACGAATTAAACCATCACCAAGAGGTGAAATTGAAATTACAGATCTTATTAACTTGTATATTAAAGAGAGTTTTATAAACGTAGATTTATTGTCTGATGACATGGCTTGGTTTGATTGTGGTACTCATAATCATTTGTTGGAAGCTGGTAATTATGTAAAAGCTATTCAAAATAGAACAGCAAGAGTGGTTGGAAATACTCAGATAAGTTGTTAATATAAACATATGTCAGACATTAATCTTAAAGTTTTGGTCGATCACGTTGGTCGTACTATTATCGGCGAACTAGTAGAAGATACCGCAGAAGAGTATGTTCTTAAGAACGCAGCAACAATTTATGTTCAACCTAATGAGTCAGGTCAACTACAAGTACAAACTATTCCTCTTTTCTTTAAGGAGTTTCTAACTCTTGATGGGCGTGAAACCGGTATTACATTTAGATTTAAGAAGGATAGTATTATTGATACTACTGCTGCTGAAGTGCTTGATAGTAAGCTTGTAAATCAATATACAAAGATTGTTGAAAATCTTGTTGCCCCTGATGCACCTGCCGCAGCCGAAAGCGGTGATGTGGTCAAACTATTTGATGAATAATAAAAAAATATTTTTAAGCCCCGAAAGGGGCTTTTTTTATGTCTTGATATAATTTGATCATTGTCTAATATTGATATATGGCTAAAAAAGATGAATTAGATGATGTATTTGCAAGTTTAGATAAACTTAATCCTGAAGCTACATACCTTAAAGATAACGCACTTTCAAATGTTGATACCTGGTATGATACTGGTTGTTATGCACTAAATGCTATCCTTGGTGGTAGTTGCCGTGAAGGGGGTGTTCCTAAAGGCAGGTTAGTCGGTTTTTCCGGGCCATCACAATCTGGTAAGACATTTATTATTAACAAGATTTTAGGTAATGCACAGAAACAAGGTATTCACCCTGTTATCTTTGATACTGAGTTTGCTGTAGATGCTGCAAGTACTGAAGGTGTTGGTCTAGACGCAAGTAGAACTAAGTATGTACCAGTCTATACTGTAGAACAATGTCGTAATCAGGTAGTTGCTCTTTTGGATTCTATTAAAGAAAAAGGTTTACAAGGTAAGTTTATTATTTCTATTGATTCATTAGGTAACCTTGCATCCCAAAAAGAAGTGGATGATGCTGCTAAGGATAAGTCTGCAATGGATATGGGTCTTAGAGCTAAACAACTTAAGTCAATGATGCGTATTCTTACTTATAAGGCAGGGGCAGCTGGTTGTACTATTCTATTCAGTAATCATACCTATGATGACCCGTCTGCTTTGATGCCTTCATTGATTAAGCAAGCAGCTGGTGGTAGCGGACCACAGTATATGGCCTCTATTCTATGTCAGCTAGCTAAGAAGAATGAACGTCAAGATGCAAGTAACGATGAAGATGAAATTCTACCTGAAGCCCGTAACTATTCCGGTACTACTCTAAGGTTTCTAACTACAAAGAATCGTTTTGTACCGCCTCTACTACAAGCTGAAATTTATCTTAACTATAAAACTGGTCTAGACAAATATAGTGGAGTTAAGGATATGGCAGTAAATCATGGAGTATTAACTCAGACAGGTTCTACGTTTCAGATAGGTGTTGAAAGTGAAGATGGTAAACGAAAAGTGGGTGATAAAATTGGTTATTATAAAAACTTTCGTAAAGATATAGAGTTATGGGAAAACTTTATTATTCCTGAATTGGATAAGAAGTTGAAATCCGCTTACAAATATGGTAAATAGCCTTATATGGCTAACATCGCAATATACGGCTCACACAATGGTGGTATTGCACTAGAAGACAATGGTGAATATCATGTTATTGAATTTGAACGATTTTTTAACATTAAAAATATCGGTTTAGCACAGTATAAGCCTCTTCGCTATCGTGAGGAGGCTGTTTACGCTATTCTAGATTACATCGATAAGGAACTAGGTTTTAAAGCTCCTTTCGAAAATATGTTACATATCAATACTGAATGTGTTCATGATGATATAACATATAGTTATAAGGATTACATTCCTGCCAAAAATGTATATGAAGGTTGGCATCATCATGCACATGCAAGTAGTTCATTTTACCAGTCAGATTTTCAACAAGCATTAATTTTTAGTTTTGACGGCGGGGGTAATGACGGGTTTTTCAACATCTTTTTAGCCGATAGAAAGAACGGTGTTAGCTACCTTGATAAAACCAACCCCGCCGAACGAACTAATTATGATTTTGACTTTGGCTTCCCTTATATGTGTTTTGCTCACTTTTGTAAAGATATTAAGCAAGAGTGGATTTCAGATGGCAATCTAGTTTATAGTGGTAAAATTATGGGTCTTTGCAATTACGGTAAATGTAAAGACGAATGGTTACCTCATTTTAAGAAATTTTATTATGCTAAACCGGATGGTGAAAACTATACCAGATTACTTAAAGAATACATTGGCGATCCGTGTGGTTTAGTTTTTGATGAAAACAATAGACTTGAGGGACAGTTAAGTTGGGATGTTGCAGCAACATCTCAGAAAGCTTTTGAAGAGTGTTTTTATGAAGTAGCACAACCTTACATTGACAAATATGAGTTACCTATCATTATTACTGGTGGCTGCGGCCTTAACATTTTGCTTAGCACTGATCTTAGAAAGCGTTATTCTGGACGGGGTGTTTTCGTGGCTCCTAATACTAACGATTGTGGAATTGCACTTGGTCTTCTCGCAGGTTTTAATAAACCCGATACCCCTATTGATATTACATACGGTGGTACGGAACTAATTGATAAAAATACATACCCTTCATGGATTGAAAGTAATGTAGCCAAACCTGTAAATTTTGAAGCTATAGTAAATGAACTTTGCAGTGGTAAAATTTTCGGGGTTGCACGTGGTCGTTGTGAACACGGACCAAGGGCGTTAGGGAATAGGTCCATTATATGTAACCCCGCTTTCCCTGAAATGAAAGACATTCTTAATTTTAAAGTTAAAAATAGAGAATGGTATAGACCTTTTGCTCCTGTTTGTAAGTTAGAAAATGCTTCGACATACTTTGAATGGGAAGGCGATTCAAGGCATATGTTGTTTTGCCCTAAAGTAAAACCTGAATGGCAAGATAAACTTAAATCAATTACCCATATTGATGGTACTGCAAGACTTCAAACAGTTACAAGAGAACAGAATGAATGGTTATATGATCTTTTAACTGAGTTTGAAAAGAAAGCAGGTCATGGTGTTCTTCTTAATACCTCATTTAATATTGCAGGTAAACCTATTCTGAATACAATTGCAGATGCAATGTGGGTATTGGAACACTCTCAAATGGATTATCTCATTATTGAAGATTTTTACTATGGTAAACATTGGTAATAGTTCATATAATATAGCATATGAGTATTGATAACCCTACAAAAGCAGTAATGCCATTTAGCGGTGGTATGGATAGTGCTGTGATGTTGAGAATGTGTCATACAGCTGTTAATGAGCTACACCTTCTTACATTTGATTACGGTCAACGTCATAGACGTGAAATTGATTGTGCAAGAACCCAAGTAGAGCATACAGAAATTAGTTCATTCAGTCATGCTTTTGAGTATCATAAGATCTTTCATAAGACTATTGATATATCGTTTATTAAAGATTTGGTACCTACCAGTTCTCTTACTAACACAGATATTGATAACCCTAATGTAAGTGATATGATTGGTGAAGCTCAACCTGCTAGTTACGTACCTTTTAGGAACCAATTGTTTCTAAGTGTTGCATGTGCTTATGCTGAGGCTATTGGTGCTGAAACTGTTTATCATGGTGCTACACAAGTTGATAGTCTTGCTGGTTACTGGGACGGTAGCCCTGAATTTGAAACTAAGTTTAACGAACTTATTGCTTTGAATAGACAAAGTAATATTAGAGTTAAATGTCCTCTGATTAACATGGGTAAACGTGAAATTATTCTTCACGGTGTTGGTCAGAAGGTAGATTTTGGTGAAACCTATACGTGTTATAGTGGTGATGAAATTGCTGATGCTACTACACCTAGTAGTAGTTTACGTATTCAAGGTTTTGCTGAAGCAGGTTATATTGACCCTCAACCATACAAGCAAGATTTGACTAAGCTATGGGAAGAGCATGACTGTAAGCCATGCCCTACTGGGTTCTTTTTAACTAAAGAAGGTACAAGAGGACCTTAGTAATCCTCTAATTCATAATCCTGATATTCATCATATTCTGTGTCCATCATAGCGGTAGGTTCTATATCTACCGCTTTTTCTGACTCAGCAGAAGTTGTTTCAACATCACCGAATATTTCATCCAAATAACCATCAGTTATCATACCACTTAATAGTACTTCAGCTTCTTTTGGATCCATTCCTGTTTTAGTAAGGAACCCTAAAATATCACTTGCTTTAGCTGAATCATCTGCTTCAATAAATCTAACTACGTCTCTTTGAGCTGTGTTTAATCTTTCTTGGTAAGATTTATCTGCAACTTTAAATTCTCTTTTTCCTAATTTTACCTTGTTACTCGTTTTTTCTTTTCTTTGTCTGGTAGCTCTAGATCTTACCCCGGTACCCTTACCTTTGATCCTCATCATCATTTCATAGTATGATTCTTTTCGTTCTTCCCCAGTATCAGGGTCAACGACAGTTTTACGTTCTCTTTCTTTATATGTTTTTTTACGACCTTCTTCTAAGGTTTTCTTGTAAGATTCAAATAAAAATTGATTGTCTCTGTCTTTCATTTATATTATTTAATATATGTGTGCAATATTTGGTACTAAAAATAAGGAACAATATGATTCATTATATGAACTAAATCACAAACGTGGTGGATTTGCATTTAGTTCAGTTTTTCGTAACAAAAACGGTGAATTTATGATCGTAAGGGGTAGAAAATATATCAAACCGCTTTATAATAGTACATACATTTTGTCCCATGATCAAGCACCTACTTCATCAGTAAGAAATTATAATTATAGTACTTCTCACCCTTTCGTTTTAGGTGATTGGGTTGTTGCACATAATGGTGTTTTAACTAATCATGAAGAACTTTTAGAAAACCATAGTTGTGAAGTTGATAGTAGTTATATACCCGCTCTTCTCGATAAGGAGAATAAAGGAGAAGTAACTTCTATAGAAAATGTGTGTAGTTTATTAGAAGGTACGTTTGCTTGTTGGATAGTTAATAGATCTAGTGGTAATATTTACCTGGTAAAACAAGGTAGTACATTATTTTTTGATGGTAATACATTTTCATCAGTTAAATTTGAAGGTAGCGTTTCATTAAGAGACGGAGTTGTTTATCTAGTTGAAGATATAATTGCTCCAATTGGTAAATTTAAAAGTAATAGTCCTTTTGCATTGATATAGATAGTTCTTTCATATAATATTTTATATGAAGAGAGCACTTGTATGCGGCGGAGGTGGTTTTATTGGAAATCACCTAGTTTCCCGTCTTAAAAAAGAAGGTTATTGGGTTAGAGCTGTAGATCTTAAGGAACCAGAATTCTCTAAAACCGAAGCAGATGAATTTGTTGGTGGTGATCTTACAGATTATAATTTTGTTCGTGAAGTAATTGCAACCGGCAATTATTTCCATAAACCGCCTATTCAATATAGAGAACAGTTCGATGAAATTTATCAACTTGCTGCAGATATGGGTGGTGCTGGTTATATTTTTACTGGAGAAAATGATGCTTCAGTAATGCAGAACTCAGCATCTATTAACTTAAATATTCTTAAGGCTGTAGATGAGTTGAACCGGTATGTTCGATCTGATTGGTATCATGGGGCACGTTTAGGGCACATTTCCTACGAACCTATTGATACTAAAATTTTCTACAGTAGCTCAGCGTGTATGTATCCTGAACACAACCAATTAGACCCGGAGAACCCTAACTGTGAAGAAAGTTCTGCATACCCGGCCAACCCAGACAGTGAATATGGATGGGAAAAGCTCTTTAGCGAAAGGTTATACCTTGCTTATAATCGGAATAGGGGTATACCCGTTCGTATTGCACGTTTTCATAATATTTTCGGACCTGAAGGAACATGGAAAGGTGGAAGAGAAAAGGCCCCAGCAGCATTATGTAGAAAGTTTGCCGAAGCCCAATCAGGAGACACCATAGAAATATGGGGTGATGGTAAACAAACACGGTCTTTCCTATATGTTCATGAGTGTGTTGAAGGTATCCGTCGTTTAATGGAGTCGGATTTTACTGGACCGGTTAATATTGGCTCCGATGAAATGGTTTCTATTAATAAAATGGCTCATTACCTTGGTTCTATTAGTGGTAAATCAGTTTCACTTACACATAAGTTAGATGCACCTACAGGCGTTCGTGGAAGAAACAGTGATAACAAACTTATACAAGAAAAACTTGGTTGGTCACCTAACTTTAGCCTTAAAGATGGTCTTCTTTTAACGTATAGATGGGTTAACGAACAAGTAAAACTTGATAAACAAGAGTCTTGAGCATATAATCGTCTACATATATGAGTAGACAAGCACTAGACTTAGATTACTTCGAAAAGGTCGTGGTTTACAAGAGTCTTACTGATGAACGTTATTTAGCATCAGTTATTGACCATGTTGAACCGCGATTCTTTACTGATAAAAGCTTTAAATCGATATTTTCGATTATTACATCATTCTTTCAAAAGAGATTTACAGTACCTAACAAAACTGAGATACTTTCTTTCTGTAATACACCTGAACTTAAACAAGACTTTAAGAGTGTTATAGGTAAGATTAAAGATATTGATAAGAACCTTAATAATGATGAGTTGTATAATAACACGGAACGATTTCTTAAAGAGAAGTCAGTGTTTCATACAATGACTGATGTTGCAACTGAGTGTTCTAAAGGTAATATCGACCCCGCATCTATTTACGATAAGTTTGAACGTTGTTGTGGTATTAATCTATCAGTAGATACCGGTTTCGATATGTTTCGTAACTATTCATTACTGTTAGATGAACTAAGAGTTGATGAACCTACTATATCTACAGGTTATCAATGGTTAGATAATAAGTTAGACGGTGGCTTCTTACAAAATGGTCGTTCTATCTATATCTTTGCAGGTGAAACTAACGTTGGTAAGTCTATTGTGTTAGGTAACCTTGCATGTAACATAGCTAAACAAGGTAAAACGGTACTATTGGTTAGTCTTGAAATGTCTGAAATGGTATATGCTAAGAGATTAGCTGGTAACCTTACGGGTATTGAAATAAACAGTCTTAGACATGAAATACCACGACTAGAAGATAGGTTACAATCTTTTGTTACTAATAATCCAACTAGTAGATTGTTAATTAAAGAGTTTCCACCTAGTACAATTACTGCAGCTCAGTTAGGTGCCTTTATTAAGAAGATAGAACAGAATGGTAACAAATTAGATGCTATTGTTCTCGACTATATTAACTTGATGCATTCAAGTATAGGTCAAAATAGTTATGAACGAGTCAAGTATGCTACAGAACAAGTACGTGCATTATCATATCAGTACAATTGCCCTGTTATTACAGCAACCCAGTTAAATAGGTCTGGTTATGATGAAGCAGACCCAGGGCTTGATACAATTGGTGAAAGTATTGGGTTAGCTATGGGTGCTGATGCTATCTTTTCCGTATATCAACAAGAAGGTGATAAGGATTTAGATATACTTAGAATGGGTGTAATGAAGAATCGATTCGGACCTAATCACGGTAATAGTGAATTTAGTATTCATTACCCTACTTTGACTATTACTGATGGAGAAAGTGGTAATATCGAAAATGCTACTAATGATGTGTTAAGCGCTATGGAATTAAAAGCTAATAGTTGAAGAATAAAGAGTGGTTACTAATTATAATTATGTCTGGTAAGAGTTACATATTCACAGACTGTGATTTAGATGGTGTAGGTAGTTTATTAGTTTGTAAATGGTTAAAAGGTGATTATTCTTTTAAAGTTACAACTCATAAAAACTTTAGGGAAGATTTCCTAAAATGGATGGGTAGTAATAAAATTTCAGACTATGAAACAGTCTATATATTCGACATCAACGTTGCTGAACATAGTGATTTACTTGATCACGATAATATTGTCATTATTGATCACCATAATGGTAAGGATGGTTATGTAAGTTACAAAAAAGCATCGTTGGTGCTCGATCAATCGTACAGTTCTACTACTAAGTTAGTGTTGAAAACGTTTTTGTTACAAGATAGTTCTTTAAAAACGAAACTAACTGCCTCTAAAGCTAAACTAATTACGTTAATTGACGATTATGATAGCTATACCCTAAAACATACCGAAAGCGTTGGTCTAAATACGGTACTTTGGAGTTATACTGGTGATAGGATTAGTAAGTTTATAACAGAATTTGACAATGGGTTTATTCCATTCAGTAATTATCAGTTAAATATGATTTCAATTGCTAAAAAGAAGGTGGATGAAGCTGTTAATACATCAGACGTGTTTACTGTTACGTTACCGGTTGATGGAACTAAGAGAAAAGTAGTTTGTATTCAATGTGATCATAACATTAATGAAGTAGCTACTTCATTAATTGAATTACATAAAGCTGATATTTGTTTAGTTGTTAATTTAAAGTCAAAAGGAGTAAGTTTAAGGAAAAGTACTAAGTGTGAAGTAAATTTGAGTAAGTTAGCTGAAAAACTTTGTGATGGAGGAGGTCATTTTGATTCAGCAGGTGGTGTAATCAACGAAAAGTTTTTAAAGTTTTCAAAACTATTTACTAAAGCATGAAAATTACAAGCAATAACCCAGTAGAAAACACACACGTTAAAGAAGTAACTCATACGTTTATGGGGTTTTGCTCTTTTATTTCAATTCTACATAACAAAAAGGTAAACTTACCTAATATCTTTATAATGTTACTTAAAGATAAAAAGCTTCGAACATTTTTCAAAGAGTTACTTGATATAGATACTGATTTTGAGTTCGTACAGATGTTTTTATTCTTTGACCCATCACTTCATAAGAGCAAATACATTATGAAGTATGTTAATAGTAAGAGGAAGAATTTGATTAATTAAGTTTAGTCATATTATTTTTTTAATGACTGAGTTTGAAAAGCTAATTTATAATAAACATCTTGCTGAAACAAGATCTAACCAAGGTAAGCCTTTTAAACTCAGACAAAACTTCGATAATGTAGATGAATCTACAAAATTATATTTGACAAAGCTTGCGAACTTCTTTAACAAACATAAAAATATTAACATTAACAAATTTTTTAAGGCTCCTTTTGCAATATACAAAGACAAACCTCATTTAGGTTTAGATTTTTATCTGTCAATGAAAGCAGTTAAGTTGTACCGTGAGTATATTAACTCAATAAACAGGCAATCTCCTGATTCAGATGATGCTAAGATGAGTTTTAAACTATCAATGGAGTTTGTAATTAAGTTCTGTAAAGAAAAAAAGATAAAATTTTCTGATTATGTTAATTATAGAGAGGAAAATTCGATGAACTCTTTTTTTGAACATCTTAAACATGGAAAGATAACTCTTCTTTTTCTTTTTATGTATCCGTCTTTTGAATCTCAACTAAAAACGGTTGATGTTGAGATTAGACAACACATTCTTGGTGATACTTTCAATGATATCGCTAAAATGAGAGTAAAATTCTACAATTGCTCTGAACAAACTAAGAGCATCTTCAAGAAATTTTTTGATTCAGCTGTTAAAGTTATGGGTTGATTTAATTGCAGCTGATTCTATAATTATTTTTGTAAGGTGACGAGTGTTACCTATACGAATAAGATAAAAACTAAACTAAAACTAAAATTATGACAAACATCGCAACATTATTCGATAGTATTAGAGATAGCATGGAAAAGACCACTGGACAATCCAATCGTGGTCAGTTTCTAAGGACGGAAGTAGGCAATACTTACACTGTAAGATTGATTCCTAATGTTAAAGACCCAGCTAAGACGTTCTTCCATTATTACACTCATGGTTGGACTTCGTTTGCAACTGGACAATACATTAATCAGATCAGTCCTAATACGTGGGGTGAACGTGATCCTATTGCTGAAGCAAGGTATAGGTTGTCAAAAACTGGTTCAGAAGAAGAAAAGTCTAAGGCAGCAGCAATTATGCGTCGTGAAAACTGGATGGTCAATGTGTATGTTGTAAATGATCCTGTTAATCCTGACAATAATGGTACAATTAAGTTGTTGCGCTTTGGTAGACAGTTGCATAAGATCATTATGGAAGCTATGCAAGGTGAAGAAGCTGAAGATTTCGGTCCTCGCATCTTTGATGTAGCTAATGGCTGTGACTTCCGTGTTAAGGTTGAAAAGCAAGGTGATTATCCAACGTACGTTTCATCAAAATTCGGGTTACCTAAGACGTTGAATACTGATTATCAAGGTGGAGTTGAAGCTATTCATAACGATGCCTATGATCTTGAGTCGGTATTTACAGTAAAGTCATATGATGAGCTGAAAGAAACGTTGAACGAGCATTTCTTTTGTGTAAGTAATGATGAAGAAAGTGCTAGTACAACAACAGCTCCAGTTGCAGCAGCACCTGTTGTTACCGAAACAGTGGCAACTACAAAGGCAGCAACTGATTCACCTGTAAGTTCAGATGAAGATATTGACGACTTGTTGGCTAGTTTAGATAATCTAGCTTAGTATGCCTGAACAAACACAAACCGACGTAAATTATGATGCAGTAAATGTGGCTCCTCAAGGGGGGCCACATAACCCTTATGACGATGCCTTAGCTTTTAAGTCATTACTAGGCGCAGTTCATGGTGAATTTAACCGTATGGTTAATAATAACATGGTTTCTGAGTCTAATTCATGTAAAAAGATAAATGGCAAAGCTATTCTCGAAAAAGGGGTAATGGAATTGATGGGTAAAAGACAAGTACAACAAAATGTACCAGCTGTTTTAAATCCAACTGAACAATTACCCACACCGCAAGTAGTAGAACAACCACAACAACCCGTTCAACTGCAACTTTTACCTACCCAACCTAACCCAGAACCAGTTTTAGTACAACAAACTCCTGTAGTAGATACAGGGCAAATGGAGTTTAACTTTGATAATTCTGCTACAGCACAACAAATTTTTGATAAATTAGAAGATATAGATATTAAACTTAACAATTTATATAAATTAGTTGAGTCCCTTCAAAAGAAACCAACTGCAAGAAAGACCGTAACCAAAAAAAAGTAGATTGTAACTCAGAGGATACATTCTATAATAAGGTATGGTCATTAATATCAAAGATAAGAGTCAATTAATCAATAGCTACCTCAGGCCTATTAGTGCATTGACTGAAGCGGTTGTAATTAAAAATGTAAATAACAAGCTTTTGTGTATTGCAAACAATGAACAAGGGCTTATTTTATGTGCTACATACAATATTGATCTTCAAGACTCAATTAAACTGAATATACCTAACGTAAAACGATTAGAAAAGGTATTATCATTCATTGAAGGTAATGAGATAGCGTTAGATTATAAGGCAAACGCTCTTTCTTATAAAGATAAAAAGATTAGATTTAAGTATCATTTTCTAGACGATAATATTATTCAATCTCCTAAGCTAAGTCTTGAAAAAATTAACTCACTTACAAGTAATATTGAGTTTAAAATCGATTTTAGTAAGATTACTGAACTAGCAAAAGGTGCTGCATTTGTTTCTGAATCAGATAAACTATACTTTAATATTAATGAAGATGGAGTTCATGGTGAAATTACTGATCGTTCTAATTCTGCAGTTGATAGTTACTCAATTCTATTGAGTGAAGAAAGTGTTAATGCTGATATTTCGTTTCCAGTTCATTTTGATATTGTAAGACTGCTTGCAAGTTCAAATTGTGAAGAAATTGCAGTTAAGATTAATACAAACCAAGGGTTATGTATGTTTGATATTAAAACCGACGTTGTAAATCTTAAGTATATTGTACCTGGACTGCAATCATGAAAAATAAAATATCAACATTAGGTTATTTTAAGAAGAGACTCAAAGATAACGGGTTTATTGTTTTAGATTTGTTCAAAAATTACAGTGAACAAGATGACCGTAAATGGACGATAATGGTTAACCCTAGTCAAGAAAGTCTTATTATAACTTGTAAACGTGATCCTGATTTTGATAACCCTATATTTGAGTTTTCTGATTCAAATATTAAAATGCCAATGAAATTTGCTACGGCATCTATGGAAGTTATTATTGAAAAACTCTTAACTAATTTTAAAATTAGTAATGACAATAAAACATCACCATATTATAAGGGTAGAACTGGAAATTGAGTTTAATTTAATAAAATAATTTTATGACAGACGAAAATATTATAGACGTTACACCTGAAATTGAAAGTGAATCTGTTGCATATGAACCAAATGATAAAATTAAAGTTTTAGTTTTAGGAAAGGGGTATATTGGGTCAACTCTCAGTAACTTTCTATCTATTGATGCAGATAATGTTGAGGTACATAACGTATCTCGAGATCAACTTAACTATTTAGATAGAAATGAACTTACTAACTTTTTTGCAAACTACGAAGCTGAAGGTATCTCATTTGACCATGTAGTTAATTGTGTTGGTTATGCTGGAGAATCTAATATTGATGATGCTTTAGATAATCAAGAGCTAGCATACATCCTTAATGTTGTATTACCTACTATGTTGGGTTCAGTTGCCCAAGAATTTGAAATTCCTTCTGTTATTAATATTGGGTCCGGTTGTATTTATGATGGTAAATCTGAAAGTGAAGATGGATTTAGTGAAATGGATATACCAAACTTCGGTTTGTCTAATAATGACTCTTCTTGGTATTCAAAGACTAAGCATGCTGCTGAACTTTCAGTAACTTCATCGTATAATAACTCTTATACTTTACGTATTAGAATGCCTTTCAGTGAAGTCCCTTCTGAAGGTAAGAATAGAAACTTGTTTGATAAACTTCTCAAGTATAAAACAATTCTTACTGAAGATAACAGTGCTACTTACTTGTATGATCTACATAATGTAATATATAACATTATTATTTCAAACGAAATTCCATATGGTATCTATAATGTAACTAGTGATGGTACTTTTAATGCAGCAACTTTTGTTGAATTAATTAGAGAAAAGAAAGAAGCGCTTAAAGAAGCAGGTATCATTGAAAATGAATCAGATCTAGATTCAATTGAACTTGTAAATCTTGAAGATTTTAATCAGAAAGGTCTTACAAAAGAAAAACGAAGTAATACTAAGCTTAATAACTTTTTAATTAAAGAAACATTAGGTATTGAATTGAGTAATGTAAGTGATCGTGAATTTTTATCTAAAATTATTGACGATTATATCACAAATATGAAGCAATAAGATATGAATATTTTAATTACGGGTGGTTTTGGTTTTATAGGTAGTCATCTATGCAACTATTTGACTAAAAAAGGTTGTAAAGTCTATAATATTGATTGTAAAACCTACGCTTGTGATTATGTTAAAGTAAAAAACGTTCTTGTTGATAAACATTTTAACGTTGATATTACTTCTGTTAATATTTACGATGAAATTAATCAGCAAGAACGTTTTGATGTTTTAATACACTTAGCTGCTGAAAGTCATGTTGATAATAGTATCAAAAACCCAACCGTTTTTGCTAATACTAACGTAATTGGTACTATAAACATGCTTAATTTAGCTAAACAACTTCGTATACCTCGTTTCGTTCAAGTATCTACTGACGAAGTGTATGGTTCATTAAATGAAGGTGATGTTTCTTGGACAGAAAGTTCACCTATTAGTCCAAATTCCCCTTATTCAGCATCAAAAGCTAGTGCAGATATGATAGCAATGTCATATTACCGTACATATGGTATAGATGTACGTATCACACGTTGTTGTAATAACTTCGGTATAGGCCAACACATTGAAAAGCTTATTCCTAAATCTATTACGTATGCAAACAAGTACGGTTTTATCGATATATATGGTGATGGTACAAATATACGTGAATGGATACATGCTGAAGACCACGCTAGAGGTATTTTTAAAGTAATGCAATATGGTGAACCAGGTAATATTTATAATATTGGTTCAGGTGAAGAATTAACTAACAATGAAATTGCATCTATGATTAGTACTTTTACTGGAACTAATGCGAAGTTAAATTATATTGAAGATAGAAAAGGTCACGATAAAAGATACTCATTAAACTACGATAAAATACAACGTCTTGGATTTAAATGTAGAAGATCTATTCGTGATAGTAAAGAATGGGATGAAATGGTTCAGTACTATAAAGAATACCAAAACGCCTAAAAAACGTTTTCTGTACGCAGTAAAAAACGGGGATCACGCTGGTAAGTTTATTGCATATATCGACACTCTACAAGATCACTATTGTTTTCTCGCAGTACCAGGTAACGATAAACTAAAGGTACCTATAAAAGACTTCGAAAACGGGATAGATAATGGGATAGTTGAATTTGTTGAAAAATTACCCAATGATGTTTATAAAGTTTTAGAAGCACAACACCTCACTTGACTCTCATCGGCTTTTTCATATAATAATTGTATGAAATCGTTAAAAGATCGCATTATTATTGCTAAAACGAAAAAAGAAATTGATTCTCTCTGTGAAGAATTTTCTAGTTATACTGAAGCTTCTGTAAACACAAAAACTAAGATCAGAAAAGCAGTTAAACGTCGTATTGACGAACTAGACGGTGCAGTTCAGAACAAGAAAACTAAAAAGACCAAAAAAGCTAAAAGTGAATAATGACTACTCTTATATTAGATGCAAATAATCTTTTGTATCGTACTTTTTGGTTTAGTAAAAACAATATTGAGGGAGAAGATCTTTCTACTCTTATGTTCCTACGAGCAGTTAAGTCGTATGTAGATAAATTTCGACCTACTCAAGTTTATGCTGCATGGGATAAAAAGTTAACTTATCCTTCTACTAACTTTCGTAAGAATACTTCTAATGGTACATACAAAAGCAATCGTGATAGTGAAGTAGCTAAAGAAGCTCACCGTAATGACGAACTAATTAAAGACCTACTTAACTGTCTGGGTATCAAAAGCATTTATCCGAACGTTATGGAAGCGGATGACGTTATTGCATACCTTTGTCATAAGTTACCTGGTAAAAAGTTTGTCGTGACTGTTGATAAAGACTTGTATCAATTGATTAATGAATCAACTTACGTGTTTAATCCAATTCAAAAAGTTACTGTAACGCCTGATAACTTTACGATATATACTAAAGGAGTTGAAATTAAACATTTTCTTGATTACAAAGCTCTTATTGGTGATAATAGTGATAATATTAAAGGGTTGTACAAGGTTGGTCACAAACGTGCTCTTAACTTGATTGAAAAGTTTAATCACGAAGAGCCTTCTAAAGTACTCAACGAACAGCAGTATGAAATTTATACCAAGAACATACAAATTATGGATCTAAAACTTGGTTATAAGTATTATCCTGAAGAAGAACCAATATACAGTAAACAGATGAAAGAAGGCATGCCCGAAAAAGACATTACTACATTTTTTGAGCATTGTAAAACTTATAAGTATGGTTCTATTCTTAAGAATAGAGATAAATGGATTAATACTTTCAAACTAAACGATTCTCTACAAGAAGTTGTAGCTAAATTAAATATTTGATATGAATAATAATATTAATAACATGCAGATGGTACGACCTGTACCGATTACCAGTCCTATTTCTGGTAATCCAGTGCATCCTAGGTTACATACCTATGAAAGAAACGGTCAAGTAGTGACTGAAGCTCATTGGATTGACCCAAATAGCGGTACCTTTATTAGAAAAGGTATTGTTTCTATTGAACCTAAGCAGAAATAGTATATAATCCTCCTTGGTATATGATTTTACCTGAGGCATACATCGTACAAAAATTTTATCAGTACGCTGGACGGCCAAAGTACAACAGACTTGCTAAAACATACCAAGGAGG